TACCATCGTAGATATAATAAATGGAGATGGTTATGGATAAAGATACTGTTTTAAAAATGTTGAATCCGGCTTGTTTAAAAAAAGCGGATGAATGGGAGTCTCCTACATGTGGAGAAGTTCGGGCAGTCATTGGCCTGACCGGAATGAGCGGCTCGCAGTTGGCCAAAAAACTTGGCTTAAAAGATAGTCGCAATGTTCGCAATTGGCAGATGTTAAAGGAGTCCACATCCAGATCCAGCATTCCGTATGCAGCCTGGGCGCTGCTGTGTTACTTCGCTGGGTTAGGGTTAATCTTCATTGATAACAAAACAGATGTTTGAAACATGCAAATATGAGGTTTGTTATGGAACTTGTACGCAAAACACGCAAAGAGTTCTTGGACCTGTATCGCATGGGAGCTTTCACTTGTGTTGTGGCTACCCAGGACGAAGTGACAAAAAGCTGGCGGCTTTTTGCTCTCAATAAAAAAGGGATTGCCGTTTTCATTGAAAAAGCCCGTGGTGGTATCCGCGAATGGGCGGGATTGAATTATGTGGCTGATTTTTGCGCAGCTATGGGGATTCGTCGCTGGGAAGTCCATATGCCAGGAGTAAAGTCACAAAAATAGGGCTTTCGCGTCGAAAATGAGGCGAAACTGAAAACGAGATTTCATTAACAAATAAGCAACATAAAAAACGGTGGAAAACGCCCAGGAAAACATGATCTTTTGAGCGGATTTTTTAGATCCGACAATGAACGGTGATCCGGTGGTGCCGATAACGTCCATTATGTTAAATAGCCCCGTTTTTCTTGAAATTATAACTCACAGGTTATATAGTTAGTGATATAAACTACAGGTTATAGGATTGAACATGTGGACGGTACTTTTTAGCCAGCGATTTGACGACTGGCTAAATGAGCAAGAAGACGCTCTTCAGGAAAAGGTTTTGGCTGATTTGAAAAAGCTACAGGTTTACGGACCTGAGCTACGATGATGAGTATCGTGTGTCCTCATGCGATGAGGCTTTAACCTGGCTGAAGGAGAATCAGGAACGTGCCCAGGTATATCTGGAAACAGAGAACGGCAATCAGATGCTGCGTATTAGCGGTCGTTATGGATTTGAAACTACATTCATGGCCTATTTTAATCAGGCTTACTTTGACAAGGAGTTGGCCTGGTACACTGATCGCATGAGCAAAAGCGAGCCAGCCCCGATTACACCGCCGAACAATAAACCATTTTTATTCCTCGTTAAGTAAACACAATACGCAAAGTGTCATTTTGACACTTTGCGAGTGTTAATATTGTGCGAGGAGGATGCTATGACGGGTTATGAATTGAAATTATGGCGTCGTGGGATGAACTGGACGCAGGAGCGAGCCGCCGAAGAATTTGGGATATCGTTGGCTACATATAAGCGATATGAGAAGGGGGAGCCGCCGAGGGTCATTGAGATGGCCATTCGCGTTCTGTCGTTTGACGATATGGTGAAGGATCTTTCACACCTTGATAAAGACGCGATTCTGTTAAGGCTGCAAACCCTTGTATGGGAAAAGGTTAAAGTGTCGTCAGAATTGGAACAAGGGATCAAATGATCCTTTACGGATCGTTTTATGGTGGTGTAATGTAAGCGCCAGAAAGACAAAAACCGCCTTGCCGGGCGGTTTTCAGTCTGAAATTTAAATCTTGCTTGGTAGGCTGGATTTAAAAAGACACCTCTTGATTGGGGCGGCTTTCTTGCGTCTAAAGATAATCAAATCTTTTTGCGCCTGCAACCCCTTTTTTACTGGTGCCCATTTCAGACTCACGCTCGCGTCGTTGTCTTTGCCACTTCGTTGGGTTCGGTGTTTTTGGGCGAAGTGGCGCGCGGGTATGCGTACAAGGGGAAAGTGTGCTGACGCAAGCCAGGAACAGCGATCTAAACTAAGTCGAGTCTGAGAAAGGCAGGAGTGCGACAACTCGCCTGTGCTCTATGAGCAGAAGAAGGTATATCAGACGACCAATGGCATGATTGTGGGCCACAGGGCGCACACGGCGGCGAAGCATTGGAAACGATGTGGAGCTATCTGGTGGCATGAGTTCCGGTACTCGATCTCGAGCTTTTTTTGATGCTTTTGAGAAGGGGCCGGAACTCCGGTAAAGGGCACCCTGTATGGGGGGAGGGGGGGTTGTGTCTAAAGGAAGATCCAATACGATATTGCTTTACCCTTATATCTAAAAGGAGATTTCTATGGGGATGCTGGTGGCGTTTATTATTAGCCTGATTTTGTGTTTCTTCGTAGTTCGTGGTGCATATCGGAAACAATGTGGCCCATCTTCTGGTAGTAAGTTCAAAGCTGTTTTAGTGAGTGGGTTTCTTGGGATTGCTACTTTTGTTGTTGTTAATACTCTTGCTGCTGTGGCCTTGATTCCAGAAGACTCCGGCACTACGGCTACTACCGGAGCTGCTTTCGATGGCGTGACCGTAGATAAGTTTAAGCAGCTATATAATGATGACCTTGAAGGTATCGCTACATCAGGAAAATCCACCTCCACTATAAGAATTAAGTCAGTTAAACAAGGTAACAACATCGTTGAATTTGCCATCAATTCATCTGTTAACGGTCGAGCTAGAGTTGATAAGGATGGGAAGATTTCAGAGTTATTATGGCGAGTATCTAAGCCTAGCTCTGATTCCTTGCTTTCTATGGCCGTAGCTGTTGAAGTCTTGGATGCATCAAGTGATAGAGACACAGTGATCGCGCAGTTAGAGCAGATTGTTAAATCTGATACGCAGAAAGCTGAGTTTAAGACTAAGAGAGGCGAGTATTACGTTTCTCGTGACAAATCAGGGCTCGTGTCGCTACTGATTACACCGAAATATTAAGAATTGAAGAAGCGCCCAAATCGGGCGCTTTGTTTTATGGTTTTGCACCTGCGGCCAGTTTATCCGCCGATATCTTTATCAGTTCCTGTAGTGTCCTGGCTGGTAGGTTTGCATCCAGTACGCTGAGTATGCTGTTGTGATCTGCCTGGTCGACTACTTTGCCTGTCGGTGGTAGTAGCTTGAGCTGAGGATTCAGGTTTTCGTCAAAGCTGATCAGTGCTCTGGCGTTTCTGAGCAGATCAAGAAGTAAGGCTGATATCACATTTTCCTGAGTCATTGCTGGCAGATTTAGCGCCGCTTTGGTTTTCCCTGTTGCCTTGTCAAACTCCTTGATTAGTTCCTTCCTGTAGTTCGGTTCCGTTAATAGCCGATTATGCTCTGTTGCCGCGCGGATAATCGTTTTTTCCTGGTACAGTCGTTTAGCCAGATCACGCTCGTACTGTGTTTTTAACACGCTGCTGATAGCGTTAAAGGCTTCAATGTAGGCCAGCTTGATATCTTTCACGCTTGGACCGTCGATGCTCTCCATGAGTAAGGTAAATCCGTCTTTTGTCATGCGATAGATTGTTATTTCGCGGTCGCTTCCTTCCAGCGGTCGTTGCTCTTTAAAGAAGTGACGCGCCGCAGCCGTGCGAGGAATGCGTAGCGCATCGATGGCCATAACGATGGAATTGTTTGTGGTGCTGAATGCCTGGGCAACATCGGCTGAGGTTGTGAGTGGCTCGTTGTTGCACACTTTAATGTAAAACATCGGTTTGGCGTTGAGCGTATCGACAACCTCACGAGCATTGTTTGGCGAGACGGTAACGGTCGCGGCCGTTTGCGCGTTCTGGTTGAAGTAGCAGTCTTCCAGCCGTTCGAACACATCCCACGCTTGGTTAGTTTCAAGCATTTTGGCGTGACGTGCAGCCCCGCGTTCTGTCCAGAGGATGAGAGAGCGAGTTTTGGGGGAAATTTGCACCTCATTTTGTGACTCGTTTAAAACCAGTCGCAAATTTTGTGAGTGACTTAAAGTCACTCGCAAAGTTTTTAACTCATCGCCAGCCACTTTGAAAAAATGCTTTCCTTCAATAAAGCGGTTTGCGTTACGTGAGTAATTTTTTTTGATGTTATCAACGTCTGTGCCGTATAGCTTTGCCAGTAGTTCAGTAGTGATAACGGGGATTTGGTTATGCAGGATAGGCTGTAGGGTGTTAACGGTCGGAAGCGTTTTCATTTTGCACCTCCCATAACTACTTTGGTTACGAGGGAGATTTTTGCGTCAGAAACAGCGTTATCGTTGCTGGCGATGCGCATAGCTTCGCGCTCGATGATTTCAGCCAGGCGGAATTTATCGGCGTATGAGGCTTTCTTGAGAAGGATCTTTACGAGGTTGACGTAATAGTCATGGGGTAAGTTTGTCATGGTGATAGTTCCCTTAAAGGTTAAGGATACTCACCACCGTCTGGTTCCAATCATTGGGTGGTGAGACGTACAGGGTTGGAACTACCGGTCACCATGGAATCCGGCGAGTCTTACGACTCCCCCGCACGCCCCACCATAATTTGGGTGTAGCAGTGCTTTACGCATAAAAAAACCGCTAACGCGGTATGCGCCATGATGATTATCGGGGTTCCAATCCCGACCGTAGATTTTGCTACGGCTCGGAAAGTGTCCACCAATGGCGCATTTATGTCAATACAGAGGGATTTTAACAGACTAAACCACATAGTGTGGGTTTGAATGCGGGGCTTTTAATTTTCTTGATATGCTAAAAATGGGAATGTATAGTTCCTGTAGGGAATCAATCAGTCCTGAGTTGTGGAATTTTGTTAAAGTCGGGAACAAGAAAAAATTCAGTATGGGGATAAAAAATGATTGAACAGTCAAAAAACTCATGTTTTTCAACAATTCACCTAATGATCATAAAAGAACTTAGGCTAGAAAGAGGTGTGCATCAAGGAGTGCTGGCTCAAGCTGCTGGAAAAACACCAAACGCATGGACAAAGATAGAGAACGGGCAGTCTGTATTAACAGTTGACGCCCTTTTTGGTGCTTTCACAGCCCTTAATATTACTCCAGTGAATTTCATGTCATTGGTAGAAAATCTTATTCCCGAATTTAACCGTTATGGTTACTACTTTTTCCCTGGAACAATCAGTCAGGACGAGGATAACCTTTTACCTCTGATGCTGCGTTACTTTAATAGCAAGGGGTTTGAAGCATTGAGAAATAGGCCATTCGAAAGAGTTAGCATTAGCTCAATGGGATTCTCATTTGGGGGCGGCATCCCTGTTACTCCAACTGCTGTAAGGTACTGTTGTGATGAAGCATACAGAAATTGGGTCGATAACGGCGCTAAATCGAACATATCAAATGATTCACTCTCATTAACATTTGAATCATTTGGGAAGGAAGGGGGAGAAACAAAAAAACCGTCCTTTTGAGGACGGTTCTTTCGTGCTGATCGGATTCGCGGTCCTTTCAGCATAACGTCGTTGTACTAATACAACCACGCAAGCACAAACAGCAACTACATTCTTACCCAACTGAGGTGAATAGTCCACTATTCATATAAAAAAATTTAGCTCATTAGCTCATGCAAAATGAAGGTTTTTAACTTATTTACGTGTAATCTTATGTAATAAAAGCGTTTTTTATTCCTTCATTATGAAGGGTATGACGTGTAATATGGCTTGGGGCCTTTCCGCCGATTCGCACCCGGGCACTGACTTTCAGGAAAGGATTATCCACTTGCCGTACCACGCAGGCACAAACAGCGTGCTTGCTCTCGCGTCATTTTCGTCGGTGGGGATGCCGTGAAACGGCCTGTAAGGGCCACACAATGAAAAAATACTACATGTGTATTTTTATCGTTGTTACTGGAGCTTTGTTTACGCCACATGGGGAGGGTTGGAAGATTACTGATAACGCTCTGAATGTGACGATAAACATTAGCAGCAAGTAGCGATTAGGCCCCTTCGGGGGCCTTTTTTATGGTTGAATTTAAACGCTTGAGCGCATTAAGCCTTTCAGAACTGCTTCACGTACCCATTCTGGCCTGGTGGATAGCAGGGCAAATAAGCGACCAGCTTGCAGCCGTTTGAGGTCTATTAGACGAGTTTTTAGTAACCGTGTATATTGTTGCTCGGACATAACAAATTCCCCTTGTTGTGTCGCGACGGCCAACAGTTGGCGCTGGAGGCCGTCACCTTCTCTTACTTCTGGTTGTATTGAGCCTTGAGTAACTCAAAAGATTTTGTCAGCACTTCTTTCAATGACATATCCATTGAGCTGGCGAACGTTTTGTACTCGCGTTTAAATTCAGGGTCGACGTTAAACGCCATTTGTGCCCCACCTGATTTGGTTCTGGTTGGCGTTTCAGTCGGGTCGAAAACCTGCGGTTGTTCGATCGATGGCGGTACGCCTTTGCTGTTCTTCTTTGGTGGTTTTGATGGTGCGGCCATGTGTATCCCCTCTTATATAAATCTATAAAACTATAATTATATATTACGCGGCAGTAGTCAGAGCCTCAAGCTGGTTGATAATCCCCTGAATAACGTCGTCTGCCTTTTTGCGTGGCGCAACGTATGAGCACTCAATGAGGCTTAAGCCCTTATCCTGAGCTTTGCTCAGAGCTGGCTTGTGGGGAATGTACTTATCGACAACAAAGTATGGCGTATTAGCCAGGTACTCTTGGGCTTCAATATAGTCAGCTTCGTTTTCAGCCGCGCCGGAAAACACCATGCAAATTTTCTTGATTGGTACACCCTTTTTAACGATGCCGTGAGCTGTGTTAACGGTGGTTTCCAGGTCATCGGTAGAGAATCTGGTTGGCAAAATAACCATATCCAGAAATTCAGAGAGCTTCGGTACTGATTCAGATGCGTAGGCACCGCCATCGACGATAACCAGGTCGTATATTTCTGATTCGATGATTTTCTGGACTTGTGATGGTGTGCCGCACGGCTGCGCCGCGATTGCTGGTTCGATATTGTTGGCCATTCTGCGTTGTACCCAACGCGTTACCGTTCCGTTAAGCACATCCATATCGATCAGGCATACATTCCAGCCAGCCTTTGCATAAGCAACTGCTAAAGCACGGGCAATTGTTGATTTGGTTACGCCGCCTTTTCCGTTGAAAATACCTACAGAGATAGTCATTTGTCGAGACTCCATGTGTTTGGTTATATAATTCTATAAATCTATATTTATAGAACGAGGTAAGCATAACCAACTTTTTGGCGGATGAAAAGCGTTTTATATAATTATATAAATCTATAATCATATAAGCGGGCGTTAGCCCGCTTGCAGTCAGAGGTCAGCTATCGTTGATATCAGTTGATTTGCTAGCTGTCGCTGTTTACGTGAGAGGGTTAGAGCAGCTTCTGAGCGGTCGCTAAGAGGGGTGTTTTCATCAAGAATCATGAGGCATACAGAAATAATAGCCCTGTTATATGCCATCAATGGCTGGCACAGCTTCGATACCGCTGGCACATCGTATTGTAAGGCCGTTTTGAGGCAGACTTTTTGTTCTGATGCCAGATGAAGGATAGATTCTATCCAGTCGATATCTTTCTCATTATCAATGATTTGGCATAACATACACTCAATCGCTATGTTCAACGCTTGGATTTCGATTCCAGCAGTGATCAGAGTTTCGTTTTTATTGGCTGTATGTAATTCCATGCGTAGCCTCTTTTATACTTTCACATGTTGTCAAAACCACAAAGCGTGGTTTTTTTGAGCGTAGAAATGCACGGCTTTCGCCGTGCTGTGTATCATAACCAGTTGACAACACTAACTACGCGGCCAAGAACTTTATAACGCTTAAATTCCTCGTTATTCAGATGCTTAGTGTTCATTTCAGCATCCCTTTCGGTTGACAGCATAACAGCATTGTCACCCGGTATGACTCTACAGTGCCTCAAAACAACCAGGCCATTTCTGTCTTCAAGGGCATAGATCCCCTCATGAATCTCTGTATCGTCTGTATCAATCAGGACTTGGGAGCCTGGGGATATTGTTGGTGACATTAACTCATCGTTGCTCTGGAGAACTGACAGAGACGATGGGTTGATGTTCTTGCTTCGTAGAATCTCCTGTTCTATCGCCAGCACTGGCTTTTCTCCGGCGTGCGATGCTATGTCATTTTTTATAGCTACAAGCCCAGGAATAACAGGAGCGTTAGTATTCTGGGGTGGGAACGGGTTATCTGTTAAGCACGCGATATAAGGCGCTGATGCTTTCAGGGCGTGCGCAATTTTCTTGATGGCAGGTATAGATGGTTGTCTTAATCCGGCCTCATAGTTCTGCAAGGTGCTTAAGCCTATTCCAGTGACTTGCTGGAGATCTCCGGCAGTCATGCCGGATTGTTTCCGTAGAGTCTGAATGCGCAGACCTATTTCTTTCTTGATGTTCTCGTCGTTGCTTTTCATGTCTCATCAATCGTGAATGGTGGGTTATTTATACATTACCACATTTAGTGGTTTTCACATGGTAAGACGAGAGGTGGACCACAAATAGAAGGTTATTTTTTGTTTCGCCCATTGAAAAACTCACGATATGTGGTTTTAATACCACATATCGTGGTTTTAATTGGAGTTCGTTAAATGACCTTTCAGGAGTGGGTTGACGAAAATGGAGGCCAAATTGGTGTTGCCAGAAAGTTTGGCTTTACGTCATCACTGATTGGTGCCTGGTATCGCTTCGAGAGATTCCCTCGTGCGGATAACCTGACGCTGCTGGTGGCGTATTCGGAAGGCCGGATTAACGTCCAGCAATGGGCGGCAGATTTTGCCGAACGTCAGCGCCAGCGTAGCGATGGCACATCGGTTCGGCAGAACAAGATCAAAGGGAATCTCCCTGTTAACTGCTTATCAAGGCTGAAAGCGGTTTTCTCTGAGCTGGGGATGCCTGCGGAGCGTTGCAATCTACGCGGTCCGCGATTCATTGCTCGCTGGAAACACTCACACGTAACCGTTTCAGAGGTTCGTGATGCGATTGCCGTGCTGGAGCTTAAGAATAAAGATTCCAGCGATATCGAGCTGATTCATAAGGAGATTAGCAACGCCCGGCGTTCAGCACTTGGGAGGCTTGAGGAATGATGATTCTGGCCTTCTTTGGTGATAATCACCAGATTCAATCGCAGGTGGTGCACTACCTTGATCAAACGATTAAAGGATTTGTTATCGATCATATTGATAACGATAGCAAACATCTATCTGTAGATCAGAAAATTGGACGTGTGCAGCGACTGGTTGCCAGCCGTAACAGACGTGACACCGTAACAGTCGTCACGGGGATAACGGAGGTCATGGAGTACCAGATGTTGCTGCATCGTGGAGCTGTTTTCTGCGTTCTTCCTGGCATTCTGCCAGCAATTCTTGCTCGTGGTTTTGTCCCTATTGATGAGTCGTTTTTATATGTAACCCCAAGCCGTTCCCTTCTGGATACGGAGGCGAAGCGTCGCATTTATATGATGCCGGACGAGGCATTTTCTGAATGTTACCGCCGTGAAATGAGGTTGGGTAAACGAGAAGTGTCTGTTGTTCGTGATGGCAGGTTTTTAAGAAGCCGCACGGTGAAAAGCACCAGAAATGACGGGGGCCATCAATGAGTAGTTATGTTCGCGGTGCTGCGATGCATTGCCAGAATCCCCAATTCTGGCGCTTTCTGACCAGTAAAACAGGGAAGAACGTTTCAAACAGTTCTGAGGCCTCTGTGATTCTGCGTGAGTTTTGCGGGATCTCATCCCGTAAAGAGCTGGCAAAGAACTATGCGGCCAGAAGCATGTATGTCCAGTTAATCAACGAGTTCAACCTCTTTATCAATGGTAAGGGGCGCTGATGAACGGACGTACGCCAACGAAGAAAGAGAAACTTTATATACAAGCGGTGCTCACTCACGTGGGTTGCATAGCTTGCATTATTGATGGCCGTGAAATTGAGAATCCAGAGCTGTGGACGGAGCTACATCACGATCCTGATTACGGCAGCGTTGATGAGAATTGCCACTTCCATAGCTTTGGGTTGTGCGCACCACATCATCGCGGTGTTGTGCCTGGTGGTGGGCGCGTGCCTCCGCATATTGCCGTTCGTCACCCTCCCCTGAGTAATTGTGCTCGCTTTGTTGAGCGTTATGGCACCGATGAATTTTTGTGTGCGCAGACGTGGGAGCTGTTGCCGCAGTCAGTTAAAGACGAAATTGGGTTTGATCTTAGTCTTGGTGAAGTACCAGGGGATACCAAATGAGATATACCGGCTTTCGCAAACCAGCGACCAGGAAAAGCAAATACGGCAATAAAAAAACGGTTGTCGATGATATCGCTTTTGATAGCAAAAAAGAGGCTGATTACTACTGCGAACTGAAGCTACTGAGAAAAGCTGGCCGCGTTGTGACGTTTCTTATGCAGGTGCCTTTTCATCTGCCAGGTGGTGTCGTTTATAAACTTGATTTCATGGTGTTTTATGACGATGGGACGATTGATTGTGTCGACACTAAAGGTGTGCGAACAGACGTCTACATCATGAAGAAAAAGCAGGTAGAGGCGCTTTATCCCGTCACGATACGGGAGATCTGAACAGTGAGACGCGATCTGGATAGCTTGTTTGAGCTATGGGCGCTGTGGGTGCGCAATGGCTGCAACGCCCGTAGCGGTTTCGCGTCGATGTTAGAAATGATGATGGTTACGCGTTGCCAGTTTACCGGAGGGGGCGGCGCACCAAATGACTCACTGGAAACCAGTATCGAGGGAGCGGTGACGGCCCTCACGGTAGTTGATGAGACTGCGGCGCTGGTTGTCCGAATTGAATACGGGGCGTGGGAGATTCGGGGCCTCGACATAAATGCACCGCATATTGATAAAGCCCACGCCCTTTCTCTTAGTCTCAGACAGTATCGCCGGAAGCTGGCAAAAGCCAGGGCGTATGTTGTCGACTATTTGAAAAAGCGAAGAGAGTGAAAGTGTCATTTTGAGCTGTTTTGATGGTGTGTAGACATCGGGAACATCGAAAATATATAAATATATAATTATAGATTTATATAAAAAGTGCTTTACAGGTGGGAAAAAATTTCCTAAGGTTATACCCGAAACCGAGCGATACCCGCCCTGGTTAAACCGGAGAAATCTGATGAATAAACAAGTAATTATTTCTGACTGGATCAACAACCCTAACAGCCTGTTAAGCACTGATACTGGCTACCTATTACGCCATGTTAATGGTCGTATGGTCAAAAGCGATGAGCACGAAACCTTTTTCTTTGTTGAAGACGATGGGCGCATCTATGAGGATGGTTACTCTTATGAAGCCCAAACAGGTTGTATCCCTGCGGAGCTGGTGGACGTAACAGAAGAGCTGCGCAAAGCATGGCTTGAACAGCAGCAGCGCGGAGATGATTACGTAAATACCTATCAGGAACGCCAGAACGCGCGTCTTGCCCGATATATTGCTCGTGCAGAAAAAGCCAGAAAAGAAGGAGCGGTAGCGCATAAGCGAGCGCATGACCTGTTGGATGTGATCCCGTTAGGCCAGCCGATTTTAGTTGACCATTATAGCGCGAAAGGCCATCGCCGCCGTTTGTCTAAAGCTGATGCGTTATTCAGAAAAGCGTTTGTTGAATGCGAAAGTAAAGCATCACACTACGAGAGCAAAGCCGCAGGTGTTGGTCGTAATGGAATTTCGTCTGATGATCCTGATGCGCTATTTAAGTTGCTTCGTAAGCTGCAAGGCTGCATGAAGTCACACGTCAAAATGAAGGCCGCAAATAAGGCCATTCGCAAATACAAAAAAGACCAATTACAGCAGCTTTCTGCATTAATCGATCTCAGGTTTACAGAAAGCGAAGCCAAAGAGTTACTGGCCGGAGATTTCTGTGGGCGCATCGGATTCCCTTCATACGCACTGAGCAACAATAACGCCGAAATCAAACGACTACAGAGCCGTATTAAGGAGCTTGAATCGGTCAAGTCTGTAACAGGAGCACAGCGCGAAGAATACGACGGCTTTTCTATGGAGATAGATCCAGAGGATAACCGCATCCTGTTTTATTTCCCTGGCAAACCAGAGGCAAACATTCGTTCGCTGCTTAAATCACGCGCCTTTAAGTGGAGTCCAACCCGTAATGCATGGGTTCGCAAGATTACTCCAAACGCCCTGGCTGATGCCCGATATCTGAAAGAATCGCTATTGAAAGCCTGACAGTAAGCATACGGCGGGATGTCTCCCGCTGTATATAGAATTATATATTTATATAAATGTATAAGGACGCCTCGACAATGAAACGCAAAATTATTAACCCCCAAGATGTGATTAATTTCCTGACCGATCACCCATGTTCAAAAGTGGACGTAATCGCGGAGCACATTGGTGTGTCGCAGAACTCTATGCGTTGCAGACTGAGAAGCATGGTTGCCGAAGGACAGATAACAACCAGGAAAATAAATGGTTGCCTGTACTACTCCGCTAAACCGGAATTGCCATTTGGCATGAATTCTAACTCCATGTTGTTTAACGCCTTATTAGCCAAAGTTAAGCCGTTGAGAGGGGCTGTGGCATGAGCATCAAAACCCATACCGGAATAATCATCACCATTGATGGTGAGAAAAAAGTGAAGTTACGCGAAACGCCGACAACTTGGTGTGTTGGTCCGAAAGAAACATATCGCAAGGAAGATGGGCGCCGTTGTGGGTCGCCACTTTCCAGCCGTCGCCTCCTTTTGAGCACGATAAAACCTATCGGGCAGGTTGAGCAACCAACGACTCCGGTAACGAAGATTTCAGACAAGAGTCTGGCAAATCTGATCGCAGATGCGGACAAGGTGCTGGAGCGGAACACCCCCGTTGCAGATGAGGAGTGGTGGCAGGATTTCCGAGCCGCAATGCTAGAGCTTCAGGAACGTCGTCGGGAGGAGTTGAAGTGAGTGGATCAAATTGTCGAATTAATGGCAATCGAATAGAGCCGTGTGCTGCATTGGCAAAGTCTCTTGAGCGTGATGCTGAATGCTCAGTAAGAAAAGGCTTACTGCTATACAAAATCTGGAATGAGAGTTTAACCCGTGGACCTGATTTGGTGATGTTGCGTTCCGGTGAGTTTTCTAAATCACCGATTCGAGTTTCATTTTGCCCGTTTTGTGGTGAAAGTCTGAAAACGTGGGAGGGAGAGTGAAAGAGCGCGGCATGATTTTTAACGATGAGATGGTCCGGGCCATCCTCGAAGGAAGGAAAACGCAGACTCGCCGACCTGTAAAAAATGTCGGGGCGGATAACTGCCTGGTTATCAGTAAACCGACAAAGAAACGCAATGGTGTCTGTACCCATGTTATGGATGCACCGAAACATGGTTTATGTCCGTTCGGTAACGTTGGTGATCGCATATGGGTACGTGAAACATTCAACGCTTTTTGGCTGGATAACGATGTCATTCAGGAAATCAAAGATGGTGTCTCTCTGGCTTCTGAACTGTGTGATTACAAGGCTGATTACTCAGATAGTAGCAAGCCAGCTGAGGGTTGGACCCCATCAATTCACATGCCACGTTGGGCCAGCCGTATTCTGTTGGAAATAACCGACGTGCGTGTGGAACGGCTGCATGACATGAGCGAGGCAGATGCTAAAGCGGAAGGCGCATCTCCGGCGACGTACAAGATTACACCGCCGGAAGCTGTTTATCGCGTTGGCTTTGGTGATATCTGGCGCGGTATTTACGGGCAAGAGAACTGGCTATCTAACCCGTGGGTATGGGTAATTGAGTTTAAGCGTATTCAGGAAGCATAACTATGAACAAATCACTTAATGCACGTTGTATTCGCCGTTGGGAAGTCAAATTTAAGCCTGTTTGTGATTCGAAAGTTAGCCCTCACATGCGTAAAAGTTTTTTGCGTGGGATGCGTGAATTGGGGCTTATTACGGCTGAAAACATGGTTGAAAGCATGGCTGAGAAAAATGCCAAGTTTGACTACGACGGCAAGGACACAGGCTGGTCGCCGGAGTTTTCTAACTGGTATGAAGCGCATAGAGAAAAGTATCGTAAAGAGGCTCGTGACCATCTGGATGAAGAAGCCACAAACGATGAGATCGATAAAGAAATTGAAACAGAGCTGGAGTCTTGGAATGACTAACAGCACAGCAATTAATTATCAGGCGCTGCGTGAGATAGCAAAACAGGCAACACCAGACGAATGGGTCGCATTTATTTCGACGGATACTGGTACTTATGCGGTGCACACGCCCGGTGATGAACGATGTGAAGACGTTATCAAATGGACCGGCTTTGATGGACAGAAAAATGCAGAGAACAACGCTCGTTATGTTGCCGCGTTCAACCCAAAGGTTGCTTTGGCACTACTGGATGAGCGGGAAGCCCAAAACAAGCGTATTGCTGAACTGGAGGCCTGTCGTGCGGCGCTGGCGGCGGAGAATGCGGGGCTTAAGGCCGGGGCTATGTATTTCTCATATGGCTCTGAATTTAGTTTCGAGTGTCACAAAACTGCTGAGGAGGCTATCGCTGCTGCTGAGGCTGCAATTGACGACTATAGAGGCGATGCTTGCGATGGATGGAGCGAAGAGGTCGAAAGCATTTGCTGGGGGGTAATTATTCAGCAGGCAACCAAGGTCGGTGAACGCAAGAAGAGGAAATGCGACAGAGTATCACCATGGATTGAAAGAGTTTGTGATTATGAGCTTCGACCTAATGTCGAAACCCCAGCCACCGATGCTTTCCTTGCTGAAGTACGTGCGGAAGCACGCAACGAGGGGATTAACTATACCGCCAGCCGTCTTGCTGCTGCGTTCAATCACGGATTTATCAATAAGCCTTTGGCTGAAGTTTTCGACGTTACACGCATGATTTTGTCAGCGAAAGAAGAGTTGGCTAATGAACCGCACCCGATTGATGGCCTGTCCGGTGAATATGCGGAGAAATCTCTTGGGGAATGGGCGGAACAGATTCGTAAAGGAGGCGACAAGTGAGCAATTTAGCGAGGCTACGAGCAGTATTCAGATATTCAGAGCGGGTAATGAAGCACATACAACCGAAAACATGGCAGAAACTGGACTCTATGGGAGTTATGTTGGAGAAGATTACTCAACTTAAGCAGTGGCATATCGGCGAATATTATGGAAGTCCTGGTCGGGATGTTCGGTTGGTAAAAAGTTGAACATTGCTTTTTTATCGATCAATTAACCACGATATGAAGGTTTTTTTGTGGGAAAACCTTGTTTTAGGTGGTAACTGGGTGTAGTGTTTCATTTAACGTAGTAAAACTGCGTTAAGCGATTACCGCGTAATTTGTTGCTTTATGAAGCCCTGCCTTTTTCGGCGGGGCTTTTTTTTAACGAGGATTTCAATGTCAGCAGAACCAATTTCCGGTACGGCCGTTGCTGCTGGTGGCCTGATGGGTGCCAGCGTTTTTGGTATTGCAACTGGTATTGATTACGGCGTTGTATTCGGGGCATTTGCTGGCGCTGTTTTCTATGTTGCTACAGCGGTGAATATTAGCCGTCTCAAGCTGATTGGCTATTTCTTTACATCGTTCATTGTTGGAGTGATTGGAGCGCCGTTAGTTGGCTCATTTCTTGCCAAATGGACCAGCTACAACGATCGTCCTCTGGATGCGCTTGGTGCGGTTATTGTGGCTGCATTGACCATTAAAATCCTCACGTTCGTAAACAGCCAGGATCTCGGTAGCATCTTTGGAATGCTTTCCCGCTTACGTGGAGGGGGTTCAAATGGTAAGCAGTGACCCGTCAGCACTGATTAATGCGGTGCTTTGCACAGTAATAGTAATGGCGCTGATGCTTTATCGACGGAAAGACTCCAGGCATCGTCCATTTGTTTCCTTTCTGGCTTATATCTACGTCATTGTATACGCCAATGTTCCCTTCCGTTATGTGTTCGGTCTTTATCAAGAATCCCACTGGCTGGTGGTTATTGGAAATCTGATTATCTGCATCGTTGTTCTGTATTTCAGGGGCAATCTGGCGCGGATAGTTGACGCATTAGGATTTAATCATGACCAAAGATGAGATTTTTAACAGCATTCTTGGAAAAGAGGGCGGCTATGTGGATCACCCTGACGACAAGGGAGGCCCAACAAAGTGGGGCATTACTCAGAACACTGCCCGTGCTCATGGATACCGTGGCGATATGCGCGATTTAACCCGCGAACAGGCACTAGAAATCCTTGAGGCTGATTACTGGTACGGACCACGCTTTGATCAGGTGGCCGCATTATCCTCTGATATTGCCGCAGAGCTGTGTGATACCGGTGTGAATATGGGGCCAACAGTGGCGTCCAAAATGCTTCAACGCTGGCTGAATGTGTTCAATCTGCGTGGGAAGCTGTATCCCGATTTGGATGCAGATGGACGAATCGGTCCACGTACCATTAATGCGCTGCGTGCTTATCTTGGGAATCGGGGAAAAGACGGCGAACGGGTGATGCTGACGTCGCTGAACTGTACGCAGGGCGAACGCTATCTGGAGTTGGCGGAGAAGCGCGAGGCGAATGAGTCGTTTGTCTACGGCTGGATGAAAGAGCGAGTGGTGGTATGACTGGTTTGAAGGCCGTTTTGTCATTTATTGGCACAATTATATTGGTTGCATTCGGCGCGTTTGGTTTTGGTCGTATGAAGGGGCGAGAAAAGGCCGAAGATGAAGCTGAAAAGCAGCGCATTAATGAGAAAGCAGCCGCCGTAAAAGCCACTGCGGAGCGGCGTATAGAAGTGACAAAAGAGGTGGGGAATGTACAGCAGAGTGTTAACCATATGGCTGATGACGATGTTGATCGCGAGCTGCGGGAGTCGTGGAAGCGTCCCGGTGGTGGTTGATACCGCCTGTGATTGGGTAAAGCCCATCTACCTGACTGATCACGATATCGATGTTATGGACCGCCAGACAAAGAAAGATATTCTGGCTCATAACAGGGCATGGGAAATCAACTGCCCCAAGTAATATATATTTCTATAATTATATAAATATATAGTTACAACATTCTATGCGCTTTTCTCATGAGCGCACGCATCAACCATGTTTGTCTGATATGCCGCCGCGCCCAAAAATCCTGAATTTATTGGCTGGGATTTTCGTGCGCGGCGCCACACCAGACAAACAGATCAAATATGGCCCCTTAGCTCAGTGGTTAGAGCTGGCGACTCATAATCGCACGGTCATCGGTTCAAATCCGGTAGGGGCCACCAATTCACTCTCACACATAAAGATAAGCGCGGTGGAGTTACTTCCTTCGTGCTCATCTTTATGCGTGCCTGGTGCGCATTTCGGGCGAACGTGGGGCTAAGTTACAGGCAGGGCCTGTTATCCGCAAAGGGGTAAAAGCTGGAGCGGCGCGGAACTGTAGCCGTGTTACCAAAACAGCGTTGTCGGGCGATATCCGGCACACAACAGGCAAGGGCATTAATCAGTCTGGTTAGTGCCCTTTTCGTTGTGTTTGCTGTAGAGCTGGCCAGCGTTATGACTGCCGGAGATAAGCGCCGGAGACACAACTAACATGGAGGCAATTGCATTGTTTAATCTGATTTATGCAGATCCCCCCTGGGAATACAAAGACAAGTGTAAGGATGGGAATCGTGGCGCTGGTTTTAAGTATCCAACGATGAAAGCTGAGGATATTGCTCGTATTCCTGTCTGGCAGCTTGCTAATCCTGAATCGTGTTTGTTGGCCATGTGGTGGGTTCCGACTCAGCCAGAAGAAGCGTTGCTGGTGGTGAAAGCATGGGGATTCAGGCTGATGACCATGAAGGGCTTCACATGGAACAAATGTGGTAGCCGACAACCAGATAAGCTGGTGATGGGGATGGGGCATATGACTCGTGCAAACAGTGAAGATTGCTTGTTTGCGGTAAAAGGCAAACTGCCGACCCGTCTTGATGCGGGGATCATTCAGTCGTTTACATCGCCTCGTCTGGAGCATTCTCGGAAGCCTGATGTGGTCCGTGACAAGCTGGTAAAGCTGTTAGGCGATGTTCCTCGTATTGAGCTGTTTGCTCGCGGTGATTTACCTGATGGCTGGCATGGCTGGGGCAACCAGTGCAATGGAGGTATCCAGTTGCATGATGCTCTCTGGCAAGTGGTATAGAATTATATAATTATAGATTTATATAAAAAGTGCTTTACAGGTGGGAAAAAATTTCCTAAGGTTATACCCGAAACCGAGCGATACCCGCCCTGGTTAAACCGGAGATAACCCGATGAAAGAACAAGACCGTAAAGTAATGCGTATTTCCTTCAAACGTGCGACTGAGCAGCAACGCAAAGAGTTCCTGGCTGATGATGTAGCGGCCGTTTATGACCTCATGAAAGAGGTTGTGGAATCAGGGAACTACACGGCGGCAAAGATGCTTAAACTGCAATTCTTGCTGGGCGACCTGAAATTCAAATCCGAAGTTGTCGCCGGACGACGCGAGCATTAAACCGTAACGATAACGAACAACAAGCCTCGGCAATTGCCGGGGCTTTTTTACATCCAGACAAAGGAGAACATGGGATGCCTTCGACAAGCACCAAAAAAGAAATGGCGGTTAGTGATGTGCTTTATGCGCTTTCGACTATATGTGATGGAGCAATGATGAGGATGAAAGTCCTCCATGAAGCATACGGAAAAAGTCACGATGAGGCAGCTAAAGAGTGCCTGAATGAGATTGTGGACTTCCTTGATAGCCATCGGTCGCTGATAGCTTTCGATAACCAGCCGCAAGCCGAAGAATGCCAGAAGCGCGAGTATAAAACGATATATGGGAATAAGTTCTCCTGTCTAAGCGAGTTGGCTGCAAAGGTGGCCGACATTCTGGAGAACAACGGCGGTCGAATGCGTCAGGTTAGCTATCAGTCTGAATATGAAGCTCTAATCATGTTAGTTGATCAGTTAGTTGATACCGGAGCTTTACAGCTCAACTGCGTAAGGCTATCTGGTCATCCGATAAAAATTAATGGAAGGATATAACCGTGGATTTGTCTGGTGATTTGTTCTGGTTACCGCTTCCAATAAGAGATTTGTTGGTATTTCTGGCTGGCGCTTACGTCTGGAGAAAAGCGAAAGACACCTCGTTATCTTTGAGGTTTGTCTTGGCTATATCGATAGGAAACGCAATTGGTATGGCGTATCTCTTGATATTACTGGAGGTATTCATTGGAAAATGGATAGTTTCATGAATGGTCTTGGCATTTTTCTGGTGATTATGGCCGTGTGGTTTTGTTTCTCGCTGGTGGTTGTTGCTGGTGTCCTGTGGCGCATCTTAGTGGCGCAGAGAGCTTTTCGGCTTAAGCGGGAGCAAATGCGCCTTGATTTATATCGAAAGTAACTCTTACAGCCTCGCGGTGTCGCGGGGCTTTTTATTTTCAGGTGATGTTATGGAAAAGAAAGAAGATAAACCGATTGCCATTGGTGCAGAGTCTGTTCCGTTTAAGTTTGAATTATCCCAACTGGTAACAATGCGTATCAGTGAAGAGTGGGGAGAAGTTCAAGCCCGTGCTCAGTATGCAAATGGCGAAAACCAGTATCTGATTCACTATCAGGCGGCTGATGGTCGTGCTACCACAGAGTGGTTCGGTGAGTCGATGCTGATTGCGATGGAAGATGATCGTTATCCTGGCTGCCCTGTTTTTGCCTGTGTTGATTTGCCAGAAGGCGCGGTACTTGAAGACGACGAAACGGCCGCATCCGTTTGATCCCTGCGTAACGCATTACAGCAGCTCTTGTGCCTATCAGGGGCTGCGATAATGCGCAAACCAAAGCTGCCTCATTAACTCCAGCTCGCTGTGGAGTTAATGCTGGTGGCTTTTTTATTACTGGAAGGTGGGCGACCGCCGTCAGTTGCGACCTGACGACAGTCATTCATACCCACAGGGTGCCGTGGATACAAACCGAGGCCCACTTGCTTGCACAAGCGAGGGGATTTTAGCGGATAAACGGCATGACAAAACATCTTAATGTGGTTTCTTTACCACTTTCTGTGTTGATTGGTTATGAAAAGAACGCTCGCACACACTCCGTGGAGCAGGTAGATCAGATTGTTGCCAGCATACAGGAGTACGGATGGACTAATCCGATCCTGATAGACGAGAACAACGTTGTAATTGCTGGTCATGGTCGAATTGCTGCGGCCACTCAGTTGGGGATGGATGACGTTCCCTGCATTGTTCTGGAAGGGCTAACGGAGAATCAGAAGAAGGCATATCGTCTGGCCGACAACCGTATTCCGCTGAATGCTGGTTGGGATGAAGAGTTGTTAAGCGCGGAACTTGCAGATCTTGCGGCCGATGATTTTGCTCTGGACTCAATTGGTTTTACTCAGCGCGAACTGGATAACTTATTGAGTGCGGCGGTCTACGATGACACAGAGGGTATGGATATCCCATTTGAGAAGGATGAGGCCAAATCAGGCGTAAAAGTTCAGTACCTGTCATTTGGAGGTCATAAAATCCCGGCAACGGATGAGGAAGCGGATCGTTTTGACTGCGCGGTGTCTCGTTATGTTGATGATAATGGCAGCTATATCGGATTTGTATCCGCATTGCTGGCTGGGGAGGTGTGCTGATGCTTCACCTGAATTACGACATAACGCACCTACGCGGCGCGGAATATAACCCGCGTTTTATCGGTGAGGATGATCTTGCGAGGCTGGCGGAAAGCGTCAGGGAGCTGGGGCTTGTGAAGCCATTGATAGTGCGCGGCGATTTGCTGGTGGCGGGACACCAAAGGACGAAGGCGCTACGTAAGTTGGGAATAACGCGTGCTGCGGTGTATGTGTTGCCCTGTGAAACGACGGTATACGACGAAGTACGGTTTAACCAACTGCATAACGGAACGGATTTTGATAGCGGAGATGAGCGTTGCAGGGTGTCCGGTCTGGAAGATAAGCATGGTTTTGTTCAGGTATCGGCAAGCCAGATCTCAGGCAATATGCGCGCGAAAATGGCATATGTTCGAAAGAACATAGCGGAACTGGTTATCAAGTATGGTCCGTGGGGTGGTTGTGTTGCTACTCAGTCTGGTGAGGTTATTCATTGTGCTCAGTATGCATTAGCAGCGAAGATGACGCGCACACCGCTAACGGTGTTTGTGATCCCTGATGTTGAGAAGGAAAAATACCAAAGTTATCTGAATAAAACTTATGGTGTATTTGAGTATTCTCATCTGGAGAAAACAACATACATCCAGACGTATGCGCAGCTTATGCGGTTGCGTAATGGTGGCAGCCTGAAATCAAATCTGTATGAGTCGTTGATCCTCCCGATCATTGCCAAGACGCCAAGAGGAATTGATTTTGGTTCGGGGCAGGGAGACTACGCGCGAATGCTCAGGGCAAAGGGATATAACCTGCATGATCTCGAGCTTTTCCGCCGTAAGGGCGCTGGAAACACTCTGGATAGGACCGCAACAAACCGGATGATTGATACGCTGGTGGATGACTTAAAAACGCGAGGGCGTTACGACTACGTGATTTGCGATAGCGTTTTGAACTCGGTCGATAGTGTCGAGGCTGAATGGTCCGTTCTGACGGTTCTGAAAGGCCTGTGTAAAGCTGGTGGGTCAATATTCTTTTCTGGTCGTAGCCGTGGAGAGCTGGAAACAGTCCTGAAGCAAACACAGGCGGCGAGTTCCAAAAGCCGGCTTTATTTTATTGATCATAACGGTTTTACCGCGTTGTACCGGAAGGGGCACTGGTTTTACCAGAAGTTTCACTCTGATGAGGAAGTGAAGCAGTTGTGTCGTGTACATGGTTTCAGGATTAAGCGGTCAATATTCAACTGTAAGAGCTGGTATTTGCACGTCATTAACGATGATTCCCTTAGTTGGGCGAGTCTGGAGAAAGCTGTTCGTTTTGAGTTTGAGTTGCCGTTGCCTGGTGGTTCAACAATCGGACGATCTGATGATGTGCTGGCGGCTTTCCGGCCGTTGATTAAGTAGTCTGTAGGGGGCGCTGGTGGCTGACAGAATTGAGATAAAGATGGATTTTTCTTCTCAGGATATTCAACGACAACTCCAGCGCCTTGAAGAACGCGAATTGCCGTTCGCAATGGCGCTTGCGGCAACCAGAACGGCAAAGGCTTCTCAGGCTGCGATTAAGAATGAAATTAATCGGGTATTTGACAGGCCCACGCCGTGGATTCAGAACTCTACTTACGTTTTGGCCGCAAAGAAGAGTGATCCTACAGCCATTGTGTATGCTCGTGAATGGGGAGGAACGCCAGCCCCTGTAACGTTGACTCCGCAAATCGAAGGTGGCCAACGACAGTACAAACGCTCAGAAGGGGCGCTAAGGGCTGGTGGATATTTGCCTAACGGCTGGCAGCTTGCTCCTGGTCCCGGCGCAAAGCTGGACAAATACGGGAATATTTCGCGGGGGCAATTACAGCAGGTCTTATCTGGCCTAAGAGTTCAGCGAGATGCGCATCAAAATCGCCGTCAGGGCAAGCCTACGGAGTTTTTTGTTGTTCGACCTGGTACAAGTAACCCGCTTCAACCAGGCGTCTGGCAGCGCGTTGGGCGGCGTCCTACGTTGATCCTTACGTTTATCCAGCAACCTAACTATTCGCAGCGTCTTGATTGGCATGGCGTGGCGCTGCGTGCTGGTGAGGATGCGTTTGCTGATGAAGTCACAAAGGCTATTGATGACATTCTTTCTAAGACCTTCTCTCGTTAATCATCGTGTGGTTGATGGTGTTGTTATGCAGAGTGTATTCACTGTGTTCTGTAGCGTCGCTCGCTGGCTGTCTGTGGGGGAGTACGAGCATCGTTTCATCGTCCGGCAGAATTGGGTCCTTCTGGCCAAAAGCGTTGGATGCGGGTCATTCGAACCCCGATGTTCGGCTAGCTAAACGTGAAAAAAGTTAGGTTAAAAGTTGCGGTAAAAGAAATTTACTCATCTCATTGAAAAATATCGGGAAAACGTGATTTTTTGCTGTATTTGTGCTGGTAAAAAGAAAGTAGAAAATTTTCTTTTAGATCATCAAGATACGCGCAGATCTTTAACCAATGTGATGTTGTTCTGATAAAAATCGTTATAAATCATGCAAATACATCCAATCTTTTAACCAAAAAACCATCTCAAGATCCTTTTTACTTATAAAAACTTAATAAAATCAGATAATTATGCTGTTTTGTGTGATTTTTTATGAGTAAAAAGATCGTCATTTTTCTCTTTTAGTATCAATAAGTTAAACGGTTTTCTTTAACCTGTTGTGTTATGGCGGTTAAAAAATGGCTCTAAAAATCGAATATTTACCAGTCGGTAAGCTGCTCAGATACGCCAAAAATTCACGGACTCATTCAGATGAGCAGGTTGAACAGTTGGTGAACAGTATCCGTGAGTTCGGGTTCACTAATCCTGTGCTGATCGATGAAAAGAATGAACTGATTGCGGGGCATGGTCGGCTTGCAGCAGCCGAAATTCTGGAAATGGATAAAGTTCCGGCGATTCGGTTGAGTAACCTTTCTGAAAAACAGAAGAAGGCTTACAGGATTGCAGATAACAAGCTGGCCTTAAATGCTGGCTGGGATATGCAGCTTCTGGCCGAAGAAGTCAAAGAGTTAATGGATGATGATTTTGATATTGATCTGCTTGGGTTTAATGATGCAGAGCTTGACGAAATGTTAAGCGATGAACAGCCGCAGGAAGAAGACGATAATTCTTCCCCTGTTGTTCAAATTAAGTACCTGGCTATTGATAAAGAACGTATTCCCGCGACGGATATGGAAATTGCATTGTTGCTGGATGTTTATCGTCAGTACCACGACGCGCATGAAACGCATGAGGGATTTGTGCAGTATCTTGCTAATGGTTGCAAGTAATGGCCATCGTCAGTAAGTCAGAGTTTGCCCGCCGGAAAGGTATTTCTCCGGCAATGGTTACGAAGCTCTGTCGTTCCGGTCGCATTCCAGTGCTGAAAAGCGGCAAGCTGGATTTTGATAAAGCCAGTGCGGCTTATGAAGCGAGCCGACAGGTTGGTCGTGAGGTATCTGCTGAAAATGGAAAAAGAGGGCATGGGATATCTTCGGAACAACCAGAGTTACCCGCTGATGATGCCGGATTAGCTGGTGGTACTTCCGGTGTTGCGGTGCAATTCAACAAGGCTAAGACCGCAGAAAAAATTTATCAGGCAAAGCTGAAACGCCTTGAATTTGAAGAAAAGGAAGGCTCTCTCATCGCTAAAGATGCGGTCAGGGATGATGCATTTCTGGCAGCTAATGAATTGCGTAGCCGCTTATTTAGTATTGCTCCAAGAGCAGCTCCCCGTTGTGAAGGCAAAACAGCCAGGGAGATCGAACGCATTATTGAAGACGAGATTAATTTTGCGCTTCAGGCGCTCCAGGAATCCCGATTTATTAAGCAGGAAGAATAAACCTCATGGGCGAAACAGTATGGAGCACCGCTTTTTTCCGTGCGCTTCGCCCTAAATCACGGCTAACTGTTTCCGAATGGGCTGATAAGTATCGTCATGTAGCGCCGGGAACGTCTCCAGAACCAGGGCCGTGGCGTACAAGCCGAGTGCCATATTTGCGTGAACCAATGGATGTTATTGGTGACGCTGATACAGAAACAGTAGTGATGCAATGTAGCTCGCAAATTGGTAAATCCGAATTACAGCTAAATGTTATGGGTTACTTTGCAGATCAGGAGCCATCTCCTCAGTTGATGATTTATCCAACGGTAGAGGCGGCTGAGGCTTTTTCAAAAGAGCGTATTGATCCGACGTTCAAATATTCCCCTGGTTTGAAACACAAGCTGCATGAAGGGAAAGAGGGGCGCGGTGCAGCCAAAAAGTCCAGCACGACTATACGTATGAAGCATTACGCTGGTGGATATATAGCACTTGTTGGTGCTAATTCCCCAGCAGGTCTTGCATCCAGGCCAATTCGAATACTGTTAGCTGATGAGATTGATCGTTACGGTGTGACGCAGGAGGGCGACCCACTAAAACTAGGTATTCAGCGTACTACCAACTTTCATAATCGTAAGAAAGTTTTTGTTTCTACTCCTGTTTTGGAGGAAACGAGCAAAATCCACAAGTGGTTTAAGCTCTCCGATCAGCGTTACTACCATGTTCCTTGCCCATGTTGTGGCACCATGCAGGTGATGAAATGGTCGCAAGTCAGATGGGATAAGAGCGATTCAGGTGAGGCGTTACCGGAAACGGCCAGATATGAGTGCTGTGAGTGCGGCGGGATTATGCGCGGATCTGGTAAACCAGACGTTGATTGGCTGGCGAAGGGGG